CCCATGGTAGCTTTCGCCGCCACTATGTCGCATCACTGCGGATAGTATACCCATCCGTCAGATTCTCTCTGACGGGACTCGCCCTGCGTAGTAGGAAACCCTGGATTTAAACCCAGAGTTGGGTCCTTACGTTCGTTGAAAAACGCACGTAAGGCGAGTTCACCTTCTAAGGTGGGCTTCGAACAAGTGACTACTTGTCTAACCCGATACTCTTTACGATGCAGATCTTTGTTCCACCTAAACTTCAGAAAGGAATAATCACTACCAGAGAAAGAATAGAGCCTTCGAGGCGATAACGAAAGGTTGTTGACCGGTATTGAGCATGTAAGCTCCGTCGGTAACATCCATCTGAGAACATCGCTTGTTTTCCATAGGCCTGCTCTAAAAAGCAAGTTGCAGGAATCAAGCATGGACTGCCTTCCGTCTATTGTTGTTACATTCAGACCAGTTAACTTTACAGGAGTTATATTACACCCCTGGTATGCATCTGTACCACATGATTCCCTAAAGTAACCGTGAGTAAAGGACTTCTCCTCATTCACCTTTAAGTAGCACGCAGACAGAATTAGGTCCAAATCGCTTCTAAACTGCGACGGAATTATTATATCGTCGCCGTATACCCTTACTTTTCCACGAAAACGGCTCACGCCGTGAACGCTATCCGCACCACATGCAGCTAAAGCTGCCAATGTGAAGAAGATAGTTTGCACAGGAAAAGTGACCGCAGCACCCTGTGAAGCAAATTTCTTTAAAGGAATGACGGTACCACTTATGTCAATCTTTTGAGATCTGTGCGAATACAGGGCATCAAGTAGAGATGGGGCGCGCCGAAAAGCACGTTCCACGGCCCACAAAGACAGTCTGTCACTTGCCGATGATAAGTCGACTGTTGACAAACGTTTGTCTATTGAGGCCTTTACTACTAAGTCTCCAGATAGAGATTGTTTCCTGAAGTTGATAAAATTAGATAAGCTTGATTGCTTAATCTTATCTTCAAGGAACTTTTTAGTTAACTGTTGACAAAACATATGTGCTATAGGTTCAGCAGCTATTAACCTAGGCGCTTTAGCGGTTTTCGGAACGGCAACAAGCCGTGACGATCCGTAAAGACCATTATGTGTACGGGTATCAATTCCGTGCACCATCTCTTTGTAAGGAAACTTACGTCGGAGGTGAGCAGACCAGTTAGGGAAAGAATACTTCTCTCCTTTAAAACCTGGTTCGCCTACTGCACCTGGTCCGTGTCTTGTACTACGTCTACCTTCGTAGACGCCAGCCTGGGAGGTTGCGAAATCTCCCGGACAATAGGTGCCGAGGTTGCCTGCAAATGAGTCGCAGATGGCCTGGAACCTAAGTAATAAAGTGTTGATGCGTGACGATCTCCCAGCGTCAAGACCATAAGGTTTGCCTGTTGAAACAGGATCATCCAAACGGTCAAGAAAGCTAAGAAGGAAAGAACGCTTAGAACTAAAACCAACCCCTTGCCAACGAAGGCTCGGTGCTGGTAATTGTTCATCAGTTTGTTTGTAGTCATCGATATTCTTTTCTATTTTCGATTTGCTACATAGTATTTTCCGTTTACTCCATACCGATGTTAACTGGTATAAAAAGTATATGGCATTTACACAAGCGTCAACTCTTAAGACACCAGTATTTGAAAAGATCTTCAACCATAGTCCCCGAAATAATTTGGGCACTTGGATTTGCCGCGAAACGACCCCGAAGGGCGCACCGCTGCATTTTAGGAAGCCACTCTCGAGTCCACCTATTAAAATGGACTTAAGAACTGGAAGGTCAAGGGTGAGTAACCCAACACCTCTTCTCTCGTACTGAAGGGTTAGTGTTTTAACATCTCTATCAAAACAACTACCCAATTCTGGAAACGCACCCAAAGCATCCGCAAGGATGCCGCGGGTGATAACTTGTAACATACTGCTGTTTTGGCTTTTCATGATCACTCTCCGTTAAGAAGAGGGGGTCACTCCAGCTAAGACTTAATACTCACCAGCGAGCAGCGAATCCGCATTGATAGGGATGATGATAAAATCACCCAAACCTTTGCTGATTGCACGAGTCAAAGAGATATCTGCCGTGTTGGCGTCATTCTCAATGACAGTATACGATTTCCGATTTTCTGGAATCGTGTTAGGTGCTACAGGGAATAAGCTCTGAATGAGCTCAGCTGTATGCCGTTCGACCTTAACTTTCCTGGTAGAATCCAGGTAAGAGGTCTGTTTAATAGTAAGCTGAAGGGTACCCAAGGGCTCCCGTAGGCGGTAGACGGATGAACCGTCCTTTTCTATTACTCGTGTTAGCGTCTTCACGACGGTGGCAATGGTGATGTTTATTGTATTAGCAAGCATTATGCTTTCCTTACTGTGTTTGATAGTTGTTAGGTTCTGCCTAACAATTTGATCGTCAGTAAGGAACCCAGGATTGATGATTGATAAGCCGACAATGCCGGCTTAGCATATTTTGTGTTCAAAGTAAGAGCAGGTTTCCATCTCTGTTTAGTAGTGTATGTGTTAAATAGTCCACCGCCGAATTCTGAATCCGACGGTGCTGCTATATACGCACATGCACAGACAGTTCTGGTCTCCTCCATCATAGCATAGTCTTTTATTTCAAAATTAATCGCACCCTGACTGGCTTCAATGAAGTCGCCAATATTGGTGAAGTAGTCGATTAACCAAGACCATGGTATTGCATCCCACAGCAAAGAAGGTTTCAGATTGAGCCCATAATGAGCTCTTTTCGCCAACTTCAATAACTGCTTGGGACATGATGGTAAAGAATCTTTTGGGGCCCATGTTACATAGCCCCAAGTGCGTTGTTGTGAACGACGAGTTTCGTCGCCATACATAACAAGAGCAAGTGACTCGATAGTACGCCTAGGCGCCTTTATCCCGTTACTAGATCCTTTGAACAATTCTCGTACATACGTCTTACCACCCTTTTGTTTCAGCTCATTGAATTGAGCAAATCTTTTCTCAAGACTGACTGCTAAAGTCAGAAACGATATGAGATCGGACACAAGAGGGGCCCACCCAAAGTTTTGCTGAATGTAATGTTCAGCTAAGCCAGAAGGTTTAAAATTCGCGCTTCCACGTTTGTAGAAGCGCCCTACATCTCTCAACATTGATGGTAGCTCCCTGAGTTCAAACAAGAACAAAGGGCCATTTATGCTTGCTGTCTCCGGATTAGTCCGCAGAATCAGCTGAGATAGTAGGTAGGCAGTAGTAGGACGGTACGGTATACTAGCATGGACTCTAAAGAAAGGCTGACTTATGTCACGATAGGCTGTAGGTATAAAATTCCGATATTCGGTATTATTCCTTCTGCTACGTGTTATTCGCCCGCCAACTGCAGAGTTGTGTTCCAGGTAGAAGTTTAACCCGGAACGAGGAGGTTTGGATACTACATCCTCACAATCCTCTTTTACACGCCAACGATTAGAAGTGTACAGGGTCCGTAAGGACCCGTCATCATTCCAGCGACGAAAGTCACCAGTTTGAAGATCGGTTACCCGATTTCTGTTTCTAGTCGAAAGTGTCATGCTCTTCTCCTTTGATAGGGATTACTAAAATACTAGCGTGGGACTCCGTAAGGAG